AGGTCTTTCTGTGTCTCAAATATATCCTGCATTTCTTCTTGAATGATCTGTGATCTGAAGAATTTACTCATACAGTTGTTCCTTTAGGTAAGTTTTGTATTTAAATATATCAATATTTAGAAACGGTGAATACTTATGCATTTTCATACTAATTTTCTCCCATACAGGGTCAGTCAAAGTCTTATCAAAGTTCTTCTTATATCCAAATACCTTATCTAGAATTATCATGTTCTCAATACTCAACTCATCTCTTAGATGGCACTTGAGTATGTGTGGATGACCTTTACCTGTGAACCACTCTGCAAAAGGAACTTTACATAAATCATCTATCTCTTGAGTAAACTTATAGTACAAACTCTGCTGTCTCTTCTGCCATGCTGAGTAGTTTGCATCACCTGTCCTAGCAATTGTTCCTATCCAAAGACTCTGAGGATCTGTTGACTCCACAAAATTAGCAACAAAGAATTGTTTGACCTCTTCATCGGGATACTTTCTTGATGTCTTCTCGAAAAAATATCTGTCCTTTCTCTTATAAAATGAATCTATACTAGCATTAGTCTTACCACCATACTGGAAGTAATCATACTTATCTCTAGTGAAGTGACTCTTCATTGCGAGATATATTTTATAGGTGTCAAAGGGTGTCATTGATAGTCTCGACTTCAGCATAAAAACCTATAGGGTAAAATTTTGCCGGGATTTTTTTTCCGGAATCTGGTAAACTAAAAGTCAATTTTGGTTTGAGGTACGACTTGTTTGACACCTGTCAATTGTCTGAACGCTCTGAACCATTTAGGATTAGCAGGGCACATGTTACAGATAGAGTGTGATTTGTTTTGACCATCTGCCATCTTATAGATGTCCTCGATAGGAGCATCTGCACGAGTGGGTTTGTACTTCAGATACTTCTGCCATGCAGGGTCATCAACCTGCTGTGTGGACCCAAGTGTTTCTCTTAGATAAGCTATACTAGCACACTTCCAGAGATGTCCATTATATATCTGCATTTGCGGACATGAGCAGTGACTCCAACTATTTTCTATGTCATTGTCTTCATGAGGATAGAACTTATTGTCCTCCCATTTTAGCATATCAAACCATTTTTCGTCCCATGGTTCACTAATCTCAAGAGTTGAATCTAGATCCACTTTATCCTCTGCATATTCTATAAACTCTTTTACATTTTTATAATTCTGTGCTCCTAACTTACTTACAGGACTGACATGCATACTCAATCTAAGTGTCGTTCCTCTTTGCATGTGATCGATTATCCAGTCATGATTCTTATGAAGAAGGAGGGCATTGGAGAATAACTTGACTTTACAGTCCACCAACTCTTCGATCTTGGTAAGAATCTCTTCACATCTAGGTTCTAGTAGTGGTTCTCCTCCTAGTAAACTAATGTGACTCCAGATGTGTATTCTAGGAAGTATATTATCAAGATCGTCAAGCATTTGATCAACCATGATACCACTTCCGGGTGCAAGCACACTACTATTATGATTACATCCCTTGCATGCTAAGTTACATCCATTATGAGCATGCACATTGACAGTTCTGAATGTGGGTTTGTCAGATTCAGTGAAAGATCCAAAGTTTTCTTTATAAAATCTATGAAATTGTTTCATTCCAAATCTGGTACAGTTTATTGTCCTTATCTAATTCATGAACATCAGGTTTCTGATGAAACAAACACACTGAATAGTCAGGTTGATACTGACAGTGTGGTTTACGATTACCTTCCCAATAGTGTGAAGGATTAGACCCCTCACGGTAGGAATAAAATATGTTAGGTAGATATGTTGGAATTATATATTCTTTTGCATACCAATCATCATTGCCATCATACTTATTGATAATATTTTTCCAATCTTTCTCCCACTTTTCGTATATCCATGTGTTATCTTTCCAAACCATTACACTACTATTGAACTTTGCCTTGTGAGGGTATTCAATTCTGAATTTTATTCCCTTCCACTTTGATCTTATCAATGCCCAGTCACAATCATGTTCAAGTATTGGTTTTATATCTCCATGAATCACAAGATCCAAATCAAAATATATTTTCTTTTTATATTTTACAAGTTCCTTACGACCATACATCATGATTTTACACCACAGGTGCTTCCATCCTACACAATCTCTTGGTTGCATATCATAGGTATGGATGTCAGGGTGTATTCCTGATGAATCATCAGTAAAACAAACAACATCATCATCAGTTTGTTTTCTTATTGCTTTGTACAAATTATTTACATACTCATGAGAGTATAAGTCACCTATCTTCAGACAGATCACACAATTCTGGGAATGTTTCTTTCCAGTTTGTTCCATTAGCAAAATCAAAAGAGTTGAGATACTTTATTGATTTGTCCCATCTCTCCTCCCAATCATCATAATTTTTTTCTAAAATTTGGCAAAGAAATTCTAGTTTTGTACCACGATATTTATTAGATAATCTTTTCCTTATATTTGGATGCAAATATCCAACAGATGTTACTTCTGGAATATCCACAGTTAGAAAATTGCAATACAACCCTCGTGCATCAAGAAAATCTATGAGGAGATCCATATTGATGACTGACAACAAACTGATACATGCATTGGCAGTGAGACTAACTTTTGGATGGCGAGAAATGTAATCAAAATTCTCCTCAACAGTTTTCCAGTCTGTAGGGAATCTGATGTACTCATCATACTTTCCTACACCTTCAATAGACCACTTGATCTCTATAGATTTGAATTTATCAAAGTAATTTAGAACCTTATTACCTCTCCATTGTAATTTGGTAAGGTTGGAATCGTATCCTAGAATAATATTTTTAGATTGACCACACTCTATCAAAGCATCTAGAAGTTTGTAATGTGATGGGAGTATCATTGGTTCACCGCCAATGATTGTAATGTGTCGTATTCTATGTGCCAGTTTTTTGATATCTTCCATCAACCTATCAAAGACTTCGGGACTCTGTGATGCTAAATCAAATCCATTATCTTTCTTTAGGTATTCTGGGACATCATCATATGATAGGTACTCTCTCACATCTGGTTCATGCTCCATCATTTTCTCAGTCTGTCTGATTCTAGTATCTGAGTTTTTGATGTTGCACATGAAGCAAGAAAGGTTACACCTATTACCAAACAGTCTCAATTTTACATACAACTCTCTCCCCATAGGAACTGTGGGGTGGGGCACTCTTGCTGAAGGTAGTCCAATCTTTTCATTGTGTATACACTGCCAACAAACACTCTTGATAAGATCTGAGGGTTCATCCTTCATCATATCAAGTCTTAGTTGACTCATCTCAGATGACTTCCAATACTTCAGAATACCATCCTCAACTGGAGCACATGGAAAATCTCCGGGACGATCTGTTTTATGTGGATGATCTACAGAGGCATGACAACATGGCATCATCATACCATATGAGTCACTAAAAATATGTGTGAACGGTAATTTACAAAAAACTCCCATCAAATAATCCGATCTCCTATAATCAAAGCGTCAAGACCTGATACATCTGCATCCTCTTGAGTTCCTGCAATTGGTTTTCCTCCTATATTCAAAGATGTATTGAGAAGAATTGGACAACCAGTCCTTTTCTCAAAGGCACTGATCAATTTATAGTATGTAGAATTTGATTCGTAAGTAACAGTCTGATGCCTGCAAGTGCCATCCACATGAGTGATAGGATCGAGTCCAGATTGTTTTACCTTTGCATTGTATAGCATGTATGGAGAGTCCTCAATATCAAAATATTCTGCTGCCTTTTCTTTTAGTACAGATGCTCCGAATGGTCTCCACCATTCTCGTTTCTTGACACGGGAGTTCAATATTTCTTTACCATCTTTGATCATAGGATTCATGAGGATACTTCTGTTACCTAATGCCCTAGGTCCTATCTCACCATGTCCTTGATACCACCCAATAATTTTACCCTGTGCTAAAAGTTCTGCTGCTTCTTCTATAGTTTCATCAGTCACCTGCTCTGGAGCATAATCATCTTGACAGTATGGAAACTTACCCATGTCAAAGTTATGTCCCACAGCATATCTGAGTGCACCAATACTAAGACCACCATCATATACATGAGGTAGTATGTCTAAATCATATGTCTTTCTTAGTTCTGTGTTGATGACTGTGTTCAACATCACACCACCAGAGCAAGAAATCTTCTTGGTGGGGTCAAATACCTTGAAATATTCTAATTGGATTAGTTCACATGCCTTATGTACAGTTGCCACAAAGTCTTGAAACTTTGGATCTTTACTATCAACTCCTCTGTGCATCCACTCACCACAGAGATCAAGAATATTATCTTGATTGATCTGTTTTGCCAGTTCTATATCAGGTGTGCCATATGCCTGTAGACCCATGACCTTACCGGCAAAGTCTACCTCCATACCCTTGAATCCCATGGCATATCCTACGTAGGATAGAAACTTACCTATAGAAAGATCTTTATATCTCTTTTGATCACCTGCTATGGTCAGACCTGTCCATCTCCCACCGTAACCACCTGATCCTCTACCATCAAATGCAGCATGCTGTGTGGCATATGATTGTGCAGAGTGTACGTGTGCTGTGTGATGATCAATACAAATCCTATCACCTTCTACAACATAGTCTTCACCGTTGTATGGTTTTCTTACTCTTCTCCCAAATCTTTTTCTACCTGCATCAGTATATACAATCTTAGAATTCTTTTCATCAACACCCCACTCATCAAGCACAGACTTGAACCACTTATCATCTGCTTGATGGTGTTTGATTCCAAATGCACGTTCGCTCTTTCTATATTTGAACTCACCATCTATCAATGCAGCAATGCTTGTGTCGTGCAGTGCATTACCTATGCCAATATAATTTTGCTCTGTCATAATCCTCCTCCGTTAGTTCTTCTTTATCAGACATCCATTGATCTGCTAGGTATCTGTGATGTGGTGGGTTGGAACCCATGAAGGGATAGTAGCAGTTATTATATAGATGTTCAATATTGTAATTCAAAAAGTCTGATATTTTTTCAGTGCCTTTCCAAAAACCCTCCATGGAAATCTCAAGTACATCTGAAAATACTTGAGAGTAATTTGATACCACATCTTTATGGTACGTTAGAGCATTGAAGTTCTCATACATTCTGTGCAATCCAAAGTGTCTCCACGTTGGATATTCTAACACATGAAAAAACATTTCTTTTGCAGATGAAAACTCCGTTGGTTCTTTCTGAAACCTAGTATTGATTTCGCTAAAAAGTCTTCTTACAGGATCTCTGTTTATGATCAATACTTTGACATCGAAATGTTCTTGTAGAATGGGTGCATACTTTTTCAAAAACCATACAGGTAGACCAGCATTGTTTGTCGAGAAGTCACAAACACTTTCATAGGTGTCTTTTATATTATTATAATGCTCTGTGTAATATTGTAAGTACTTTTCAATAGTGATTGGGCGACTGTAATAATAATCTGAATCAAGTTTTGTATATGAATTATTGAAATCAACATCAGGATGTCTCTCCCTCTTGAAAACAAACCCCTGATACTCTCCGTTATCAAATGGCATCTCTATAAAATGCCTTCTAAACTTGTACTTGAAATGATGAGTGTTCAGTTTTAGATTGTTGACCTCTTTGAAATACAATAGTTCAAGTAAATTATATTCCTTATCAAATCCCCCATGACAATACCTATGATTTACTGCAAGGGTATAGTACAGGGGTGTCGTGGCAGAGTATCCTGTGCCGGGACATAGTAAAAACTTGGGTTTCACATTGTGAACTTTGCTTTAGATGTTCTTTTCAAATAGTTTAGGTTGATAGCATTACACTTCAACTTTTCTTTCAATGGTTTAGATATGAGTTTGTTTACATTGTCAATCTCAATATGATTCTCATCACAGTAGTGACAGATTGCCTCAATGTAATTCATAGATTCATTTTCTTTGACCAGTTTTTCGATCTCCATCGCAAACTTCTCTGAACACAGGAAGTTCTTCTTGATCATTTCTTTGACTTCACTTTTGGATTTCATTTAGTTTCTCCTCAACAAATAGTTGGATGTACTGGACAAGTTTTCTCATATACTTCATCTTATCATACTCTTCGTAAACTTTCACCTCTCCGTTGGTACATGTCATGAGAATGACAAGTTTCTTGACGGGGATGTCTGTGATCTCATAGAACATACAAGCATATGCTGCTGCCTGTACAAAATAGTTCTCAATCCAATCAACAGGTTTAGGTTTCTCTGCAGTTTTGAAGTCAATGATTGCAAGTTCTCCTTTGTATTCTGCTATGCAATCGACTGTCCCTGCTACCCCCAATTCTCTGCTGTATAGAGATTTCTCTAACGCATAGATGTTATTTATATTCTTCAACTCCTTTTTCGCCTGAGTGAATAACATCTTAGTGCTAGGATTGTCTAGCACAACATCTTCATTGAGTAAGAAATGTTCTATCAACTCGTGAGTTTTCGTGCCACGATTGGTTGCCTTCTTAGTGATTCGGTTTGCCTCCTCCTCACCAACTCTTGCTCTCCATTTCTTGAAGATCTCTCGGTTCCAATATGATGTGACAGAAGTAATTGATACCATCGGTCTATCATCAACCGAATAATATCTGACACCATCGATAGTCTTCCTTGATAGTGCAGGAAGATCACACTCTACATGATTAAACATCAATACTCATTGCCAGTTTGTTGAGAATATAACTCTTGACTAATCCTGATCTTACTATATCTTCAATACCAAATTCAATAGAATCAAACTCAGGCATTGCTGCAAGTATTTTCATGAAGTCAAGGATACCATTCTTCTCATTTGTTTTTACTAAGTCGGTTTGTGCAGCGTCACCACAGAAGTGGATCTTACAGTTCTCTCCTACTCTTGTTATTATACTATCTAACTCATGA